TCTGTCCAAAGCATCCGCAATTCCCGTACTTTTCTTTTCTCTATGTCTGTTGAATACATCCCAACCAACGCCCAGACTACGGCAAATGTCCATGATTCCCAGACCTTGAGAGGCCAAATGCTCAACTCTTGCAGCATCTATTACAACTGGCTTTCGCCCTCTTTTCTTTGGTATTTTTGTTTCCATATTCCGTTTAATTGTACCTTATAAACTTTTTATTTATCGGATTTATGTATTTAATTGTATATATATTGAGTATAAGTGTTGATATTTATAAATATTACTATATGATTAGTATTGTAAAGCAATAAAGTTTTACATACTTTGGAGAAGTAAATGACAAACTTAATTAACAAACTATTAAACAGAACCACCAAACGTAAAGCGTGGCACGGCTCATATCTTATTAACCATTTCTTAAAAAACTAGGAGCAAACCAATGATTAATTGTTTACAAGTTTTACTGGTGCTTTCATTTATGGCTTTTTGCATACATGGAGCATATTTAATAATCACCAAAGAGGATCAAGAGAAATGAAAATAGATAGAAGACGAATACCAAAGCATTTGAGAAATCTAAGAGATGACCAGATACAATTATTAATTTTACTATTCACGGCGAAACAATGACATTTGACCAAGCACTAGGAAAGTACACAGCACACATGCGCGATAATGGAGTTACTGGAGAGTTACCATTCGCAACAACTGAACACTCTAAGACTGACGGAGACGGCGCGTGGTTGCTTAAAGACATAGACGGGGACAACATAGCCTTTGTAGACAACCACGGCGTTGAGAGGCTTTAGAAATGACCACAGAGGAAATAATGAAACTAATGCGCGATAAATACGGCTTAAGTCAAAGCGGTGGATGGAAAAACGGCCTAACACCAGAGAAACTATTAAGAATCGTATCTAAAGATGACCGCGCGAAACTAACAGAAGCGTTTGCAAAAGATAAACGCTATAAACATATTAACCAGGAATAAACCATGAGCGTAATATACAACGAGCAACAACTAGAAAATATATATGATGAGGTTGTTGAAATGGATAACAAAGGATTATTAGAAATAGAAATAACAGACATGGTTATCAACTACGGCTTACACCCAGATGACGACCGAGACGAAATATTACAGTTAATAGCTGAATCAATTTTAAACAACCAGGAATAACCAATGACAGGCAAAGGCAGCACACCAAGACCAATTCCAGATCGTAAAAAATACGAGTCTGAGTTTGATCGCATCTTCGGCAAGCGCGAAAAGAAAAAACCAACCAAAGAGAAAAAAGACAAGAAATGATATAATAAGTTTGAACTAGCGGAGGCCAATTATCTTCTCCAAAGATAAACTCCCCCTAAAAGCGCTTTCGCTAGTTCTTTTTAATCGTGACAAAAGCAAGTCATTTGATCATCATCATTAAATAAGCTTTGTTGTGATTTGCTGATATCAACCAGTTTTATATATTCTGGTCTGTCTTTTCTAAATTTTGCACCAGCATGGCTACCAAATTTTTGTTCTTGCTTGATCCACCAATCTGCCATTTCAGGCCTTTCTTTTAATATAGATATAGTAGTGTCCATGCCTTTTAAAAAACAAAGATCACAATTACCCGCTGGAGTCTTGCCATTAGCATTAGTTAAATTAAGATCAAAGTTTTGTTTATTCCAGAACTCAGTAACATCTTTAACTGTATGCTTTGCATCATACATTGGCGTTATGTTTGTCCATGATTCGTAATCATTTGCTTTTTTTGAACTAGCAACCCTCCTAGGCTCATCATATCTAAGGCCGATAACACTATTCCATGTTTTGTAATTTTTAATTTTTCTCATAAATCTTTGCATTACCTTTATCTTTAACTCGCTAGTACAAAACCTAGATGTTGGATTAGGCAAGTAACCCCTTTGATTTAAAAGTCTTTCAAATGGCTCTCCATTTCTTGCGGCAGTTTCATAAGTCACTTCTTTTGTTCTATGTATTGGTCTTTCTTCTCCAAAATAATGTTCTAGCCAATGAATGTGTATATCCCATTTTTCTGATATCTCATTAACAAAGTTTAAAGTTTCAGGTGCTTCTTTTCCTGTATTAGCAAACACAACATATATATCATCTGGTAACTTGCCACCATATGCTTGTATTATGTTATGCAACATAAACCCCGAAGTTCTACCACCGCTAAAACTAATTAACGCTGGGCCATCTATTTTATATGGATTCATAAATATCTCCTTTTTAAATTATTATATACCCTCACCCCCACGCCTCCCCACGCGCCTAACCAATCACAGAAGATCAACCAAACCAACCAACAAAAAATGCTTCTTACCACCAGGTTGAGACTTCCGCAAGCGCTTCTGCTCACCCTCTAGCACACACCAAATAATTTCTTTCTCAATTAACTCAGTCATAGCACGCCCAGATGTCTTTCTATTCAAACCAGTCATCTTTGCATAATAACTAATCGCATCATGCGAGGACCAAGTTTCATACCTCCACCGCTCGCACACCGCCCACATGGTAAGTTTCGCGCTAGGCGATAAATCAGTGCTTCCACACTCGCGCCTAAACCATGCCCACACTATCCCGCGCACTCGCCCAAAGTCTGATTCCTTCCGCGCAAGCGCTAAAGGTATAAACACTCCTGCTTTGTCGCTTGGGTTCTCATGGGTTGTAATCCACCAATGATTCTTGTCTATCGTTTTAAATCTTTTCATTTCTTTGCTTCTCTCTTTTCTCTGGAAGCTGAACCCCCTCAAGGGGTTCGCTTCCTATACCATGTTAATGGTATGGATATATGGGAGTGTTTTACTAGAGTTATGTCCCTATCTTACTAGAGTTATGTCCCTAACACTCCCATAGTATGTCCCTAACACTCCCTATGGTTATTTAAAAATTATCATATAAATTGATTGGATTTTGCACTTCCTCTAACAATTCAAGCACTCCATCCTTTCTAAATAATGTTTTGGTATCGTAGTCAACATTACCAGAATTAGATTTTACTAATGCTGCTTTTACTACGGCCATGCGGTCATACTTCACGCGCATTTCCTCACAGATTCTTTCGCAATCCTCCGCACTCGCCAACCATAAACTCAATGCAAATCTTACTGAGTCTGTAATTGAACTCGCACCTCTGATCTCAGCTCTATGGCTCATGGCATCATCTGAATCATTGGTTAATGCACCTTTGTTTAAATGATGAATCGTAAGCGTTGTACAACCTAACCGCGCTGATATGTTCGCGCAATAAGATCCCCACAATTGGCCTGCCTCATTACTGCTTGATACATTACCAGTTGTAAATGCTTGTAACGGGTCAAAGCAAACCAACTTTAAATTTGGTATGGCTTGCAACTCTTCCACCAGCTCTTGCGCGATAGGTGTAACCCCTTCTTCTCGCATCAAGATCATGGGTTCTTTTTGCTCTGGGACTGGAAACACATAAACGTCAAACGAGGAGTTAAAACGTCTGCCTTTGGGGTCAAGCAGATCTAAACGCCTATGTATTTCCATTAAATCATCTTCAGCACAAAAAATTACAGCATTACCATGTTCTTTAACATCCTTCCCCCACCACCGCGCGCCTGGACAAGATATTGCCAACGCTAGCTGAATAATACTAAGTGACTTACCCACACCACCAACGGCTGCTAAAATGCCTGGCTTGGCTATGGGTATTAATCCATCTACTAAAAATTTTTGTGGCTCTGGCTTACCGACTAGGTTTCTGATCGCGTACTTTTGTATGCCTAACTTATGCTCCATGAGTTCAGCTTTCACTTTATCTAAACCATGCTTTAAATATAAGTCGTTGTAGTCTCCGCGCTCGCTCGGTAAGCGCACTGCGCAATTAAGCACGGCACTTGCACACTCTTGCGCTTTCTTCTCACCCACGCCGTTCTCATCATTATCTAGGGCTAAAATAAATCTAGCACCCGTTAGCTTACGCAATTTAGAGACTGCATCCAACGTAAAGTTGGCACTAAATACGCAAGCCACGGGAATCTGGGTAGCTTCATAAACTGAAGCAGCAGTTGAGTAGCCTTCAACTATAATTAATTTTTCTATATCTTTTAGATCTAAAAAGGTAGTACCAATTAAAAATACATTACCTTTGATTTCTGATGCAGATTTGAATCTTTTGTTGCCTTTTTTATCTATAGACTGTAGAGAACGAATCTCGCCTGTAGTAGAATAGACAGGAACAATTAAGTTACCATTTAATTGCTTCAACCCATAACTTTTAACTTTTTTATTCGTGAGATATTCATGTTCAGTAGCCTCGTGGCATATATTCATTCTTTCTTGTGCCTCTACAGCAACCTCATCTTGTCTCAGTTTCCTCTGCTCTTTCGCTTGAGCAGATGCCTGTTCCATTTGTTTATGTAGTGCTTGCTTGTCAACCACACTTAGGCTGTTGGTATCTATAGAAGACCATTTGCCTTCAAATCCAGTCTTCCAATTACCATAAGTGCAGAACATGTGTTCACCCACCTGGTTTACCACATAGTATCCACTACGCTGGCCACCTGTATCTGGTTTACTGTTAATTGCTTGAACTGGCACTCTGATTATCTCGCCAGTAATTTCTAAGAAGTCTACAAGCAATCCTTGTGCTTGCATCTCGTTTATTAAATCGTGTGTACTCTTTCCTGTACTAAATCCTAAATCGTTATAGAGTACGTCCCTCTTTAGGTACTTTGTTAAATCCATTTGCAGCTCTCTGGTCATCTAACTCGGCTTGCACGTTCGCCCAGTTTAGATATTCTCTAACAATAGAAGTAAATACTTTTTTACGATTCTCCCTATCCCATTTATGCAATGGTTTGTCTTCTTCTTCTAATGTTAAATCTAAATATAAATTCTTGGTTTGCGCTATTGAGTATTCAACTCCATCATCATTTAATTGTGCTTTGTTTGGCAGTCTCAAACCTTCACCAATCTTTTTTAAATGATCCATACAGCACGCTCCAAGCCAATGTTCTCCGTCTTGTTTTAAAAACGGGCCTGCTGGACGCTTACAATAAGCGCATAAAGCAGGCCTTCTATTACCATCAAAATTAAAATGGTGCTTCATCATCAGCTGTAGATCCTACTGCTGCTAAGTCTGCCTCTGATGGGCCAGCTTGTATTGGCTTTTCACTAACAACCTTTGGCTTTGCATCAGTTGACTGCCAAGTCTTACCCCAATCCTCATTAATTTTTAGATATCCGTTCTCATCTTTTACAAGTTCAGCAGATACACTTTTACCCATAAATGCAGTAGATGTATCTTTTGGTGGCTCTTTAACACCCATAGCTTGCGCCATAAGTAAAATAGATTTAACACCACTATCCACATACTTAGGATTGTCATGTCCAACTGTAAAGGTATGGTTGATTCTTATACCAGAATCACCTACCTCAAAATACATCTTGCACCCGCGCCATCCGTTTCTACCTTCCACTAACGCTTCTTCTTCGCCTTGCCAATGCAGAACATGTCTACCTGGCTCTATTTGTCCTCTGCCTTCACCGACAGAATCAACATTAAAATTACTTAGATCCATTATTTACTCCTTTTTTTAAATCCAACATTTATATTCAACGCAATCATCCTCTTCAGACCCACAGTAGTTACAATAACCATCTGTAAACTGTGGATCTTCACCAGGATCATACTCGTTGTACTCTAATAGCAATATCTCATTCATCTCAACATCTGCTCTCTGATTTCTTTCCAATCAAAAGGCATCTCGTTATCCAGACCAAACCTGTTCTTAGCTTGGAAGCCTGGTGTTTCTTGAGTGAAGATAGTTCTATCACCTTGTTTAAGTTTGGTAGTCATACCACCGCCTTTGCCTTTTACTTGGATAGTACCTATCTTGTAATTAGCAAATAAAACAGCGTCACTATGCTCTATAATTAGATCAGCTGCTTTTCTATGCAACTTAATCTGATGTCTGTCATGTGGCTCGCTTGATGGGTCTTCATACCTTTTAACTTCATTGTGTGCAATTTGTAGAATAGTAAATCCTTTTGCTCGCAACTCGTTTAACAAACTTAGATACTCTTTCCATGTCTCAAGACAAGCCGCATACCCTTTTCCGTAGGCTGGTGCAGATATATCTGGCCATCCATTTTTCTCACAAACATGTTCGTGCATTAATGTTTCTAACCAGTCAAGACTATCTATAACAACAGTTTTAAATTCGCTGTCATCATTAATTAGTGCTTTTAAGTTATTTTCAAACTCAGTATATGAATTAGCCACAGGGAAGTGTGGACACTCAATCTTACCGATACCATCTTCAGCTTGCACTATAATTGGTTTATTCATAGTTGCGCCAAAAGTAGTTTTACCAATACCACCAGGTCCATAGATAACCATGATTGGTGGTTTTAGTTTTGCCTTCTGTCTTATATTAGCTAACGACATTACTGCACCTCAATCTTAGGTTCATCTTCTGGCTCAACAATTTGCTTCATGCGAGCTTCATAAGATGCAAGCAAAGTATTCAGATCATCAATATCGTTTTGTGCTTTCACAGTAAACTCATCTCTGACCTGTCTCTTTTCTTGCCATCTAGCCATCAATCGTTTTGCTTCGTCTGGTAACTCAGAAATCTTATGCTCCTTACCATCCTCAGTAAATTTGATCGTTGGATCTTCTACGTTCTCTGTTTTATTTTCTTCAACCATTTTAGTCTCCCTTTTGGTTTTGTTTATAGGTATCACACACATCTTTAGCATTACACCAACGGCATCCGTCTTTACTATAGTTATATGTGGGTATTTCTTCAAAGCAAGCATCTGCTGCTGGCTTTAAAGTTTCATAAGCCCATTCAACCAAATTAATAGCTGATATGGAATATGATCTGATAGGACCATCTTTATGCCAACCTCTTGGCTGTACGATAGTCATTTGAACTGTGCAATCATCACCGTATCTAGTCAATGCACCAAGTGCATAGATACGCATTTGTGGGTTATCTGCTTCAACCGCCCACTTACCTGTTTTTAAATCTATTATTTCTATGGTGTCTTTACCAATAAGAATAGCATCTGCTGTACCCCAAAGATCTAGGTGTATCTCTGGCATGTTTACCTTCTCTTCAATTAATGGTCTTTTAATGTCTAGCTCTTGTACTCTTTGGTCTATGTAATCCACATAATCATTAGCACAATCAATCATGTCTTGGTCAACTGTGATGTCGAAGTCTTCTACATGATGTGTAGTACCGAGATAATATTCTTCTATGGTTAAGTTATTTAACCTACCTTTAAGTAGTGTCTCTACCATTTCGTGAATCAACGTACCAGTAGCAGCGGGTATGCCTACCTTGTATTCTACGTTTGCGCTTGCAAGTAATTGTGGCATGCCTGGACAAGCCATCCATATCTTTGCAGCTGATGGACTTAACTTAGCGTGTGCCATGTACAGAAATATAAGAGTCTTGTTCCATTCTTTTCACATCATCTAGATCGTACTTGATCTTACCGCCAATCTTAAAATAGTTTGGGCCTTGGCCTCTATACCTTCTATTGTCAATTGTTTTCTTGCTGACTCCCCATCTCTCTGCTAGTTCGTCAACCTCTATGGTATTTGATATGTCAAAATTCTTTTCTAATATTTCCATAAATTTCCCTTTTATTAATATTTTTGTTTATAATAAACCAATATTACTAATTTACAAGTGATATATTAATAAAAAAGTGGAGAAATTTTATGAATAAAACTATATATGCACATACAGATATAGGCAATGAAAAGGATTGGGATCAAGCAATAGACAAGCTTGCAACTAATAACCAAGTAGCTGGAACGCATTACAAGCAATCTAGAATACAGCCTATAGACTATATATACGCTAATAATTTGTCATATAACCTTGGTAGTTGTCTGAAGTACATAACCAGAAGTAAAGGCGAGAAGAGTGATAGAGTGACTGACTTATTAAAAGCCAAACACTTTATAGATCTTGAATTACAAATGGTACATGGTGTAGATGCAAAGGGTAATGACATAGGTAAGTATTCTGTAGAAGTTTCTCTTGATTAATGAGGTAACTATGAACTTATATGAGTTTGACGATCCAATTCTTAAAGAAAGAAACGGAAGAAAACCAATATATGTAAACAAACATCTTGCTAAAAAGTTTAAGGATTTTTGTGAGAGCGAGCAGAAAGAACCACATAAGGTGGCTGAGTATCTAATATCTTTAGGTATGAATTCTGTTGAGCATTACGAAGATCCTATGGTGTCTGTTGACATTGAAGCTCTTTAAATAGATCTTCTGTATTTTGCAACGAATCTGTTGCTTGGATATCTTTGTCTTCAACGGTTATCTGTCCTTTACCACAAGGGAAAGAATACATTACTTTTTGACAATTTAATGCTACTAAAGCATACACATCTATATCACCCTTCTCATAAAACCTATTTCTAGAATGAGAACCACAACGCAAATCAAACCGCCAGTTCTTTCTGGCTTTCTCTATTTGCTTTTGTGTTTTGACCTGGCACTTATAAAGAGTGTTACCAACTTCAAAGATGATATCGGCTTTAGAACCATGTGGCATTACAGTTACAGTATCAGAATGGGAAGAAAGCACCGAGGCTACTAAATATTCTCCAGATCGGCCAACTCTTTCTGATTGGCGGGACATGTGGTTATTGTGGCGTTGGTTCTTGTTGCAATTGTTCAGAAACCATTGGAACAGCTGGCTGTACTGCTATTGCACTAGGAGGCACGGGTACGTCTGGTAATTCTGGTATTGCCTTTAAAAACTTTTTCATAAATTCTTCTTTTTTACCAGCTACATTTCTACTGGCACTTTTTAATAAACTTTTATCAAATGGGTTTGACAAAAATTGGTTTAACACTCTGAGAAAACCAAATCCTGCAAAAGCACCAACACCACCACCAGCACTTATACCTGTTGTACCAATTAATGCTGTTGGTCCTAATGACTGTGCTGATCTTAATAAACCAGATCTAAGTATAAATGTGTTGACATCTGGCAACGCTTCAGGAAACTGTTTTAATATGTCTAAGAACTGAAAAAGGTCTTGTGCATTTGTGTATTTATAATCTTTTAATAATTCTTGAGTAGCTGCGTATCTTTTGCTTTTTAAATTATCAAAACCTAGTTCATTATATAATTTACCAAAATCTCTTTTTTCGCTTTTTAGATATTTATTAAATATATCATCTAAATAATTAGCAGCTAATTCATTTACCTTCTTTGTACCAATAATTCCTTTTAATTCTTTTACTGCTTCTGGTGATTTGGCGTTACTAAATGTTTTAGAATATAAATCTTCTATTCTTTGTGATGGCGGTCTGCCTATACCTGGTCGCAAAGCTCCTTTTCCTAATGCTTTTTGAAACTCTTTACCAGTTTTGCCCTCTACCACAGACATATATTCTTTAAAAAGCCTATCTCCCGCCGACATTAGTCTGCCAGCTTGATCTTTTGGATCTCTTAACTGTTTTTTCATAGTATCTTGTAAAGCAGTAACCGACCTATACGCATAATTGTTTGGTGTTGCACCCTTGGCTGGGTCATATTTTTTAGCTAAATTGGTTAGCTTAGTGTCTAAGGCTTCTACATCATTGTAAGATAATTTTCTTTGCACAGGAGCTAATCCTCTTCTACTCATAGCAAAATCTGATTTGTATATTCGCAGTTCATTTAATAAATCTAAAACATCTTGTGGAGCATCTGTAAATTTACTTTTGGGATAAACAGTATTAGCTGTTCTAACTAAATTTGTTGTGTCAAAAAAATTACCTTTTTTCTTGTTTAAATCTTTAGCTTTTCTATAAACAGATGTATAAGAATTTCTCCAATCTTTAAAAGATTGCATGCCTAATTCTTTAATCATTTTTGATCTTTCAACCTCAGTAAGAGGCATTTTTTTAGCAGTTGGCGATATCCTTTTGCTTAATGCTTTATCAACCTGTTCAAAGGTTGTGGCTAATTGTTTTTGACCAGGAGTTCCTGCTAATGGCATGCGACTTGTTAAGTTATATATACCCCTAACAAATGGTGATGTGCTAGCTTGACCAAGTGAAAGGTCTATACCTTCTTTAGCTAGAACCTCTGCTTGTTTTGCAGCCTCATCAGTTATACCCATTTGTTTTTCTAAAAAACTTACTGTTTTTTGTGGGTCAGCTGATTTTTCTACTGCTGCTTTCTTTGCTGCTTGTGCTTTGTCTACAATTTTAGAAACGACTGGTTTTAATGCTTTACCAGCAACAGGTACTGCGGTTGTCAGAGCCGCATCTACTGCGCCAGTTACAGCAGCATCTTTAATTCTTTCACTTGCGCTCGGTGCTGGCATATCAGGAGCTAATAAGTCGCCTAAAAAATCTGCTGCTAAAGAACCACTACCTGCGCCAACCCCTGCGCCCGCACCTGCGCCAGCAATTATTCCTGGAAGTCCTGCGGGTGTACCAGCTATACCACCTGCCACCGCGCCGACAGTACCACCTACAACTTCTAAGAAACCTTCAGCCCATGAGGGCAATCTGCCTGGATAATCGTTTGGGCTTATAACGCCTAGTTCAATGCCTATTTTTCTTGTTCTAGCATAGTATGTCTTTGCATCAATTTTGCCTTCTTGCAACAATTTATAACCATCGGATTTTATTTCGTTAAAAACCTGTTGTTTATTTTCTGCTTTTTTGAGTTCTTCGTATGTGCTAGCCATTGTTTAAGTATAAATTTTGATATTTACCAGAGACACCAAAATCACTTGGTGGCTGCAATGTTTCTTCTTTTTTTCCTTTAAGTGAAAGAATTGCTGAATCTAACTTTTTAGACAGTAACAGGCTTTTGTTTAACTCTTCTCTATATTTTTCTTTATTAGCATCAGATACTATAGATGACTGCATCCCTTGTTTTAAGTTTTTTATTCTTGCATCAACTTGATCTTTAACATTTTCATATTTTTCTCTAGCATCTGCGTGCGATGTTGCTGCGCCCATTGGTAAATTAGCTTTTAAATTTTCATAAATTAAGACATTTGGTCTACCTGTAAAATCAGCAGCTAAATTAGCTAATATTTCTGTATTTAAGCTGTTTCTAGCTCTAACCGCAGAACTTGTTTTTTCATCTATATCAAAACCCATCTTTCTTGTTATTTGACTCATGCCTTCTTGTAAAGCATCTACAGGCCCAAATGCTTGATCTAAGTTTGCAAATGTATCTAAAATATCGGTTTCTTTTACGGTTTCTTGGACATTTTCTTCAACATTTTTAATTATTTGTGCATCAGATATGCCAGTTTGTCTTAAATCCATCACATCTTTAATTTCAGCGCCAGCTAATACTAAATTTATTTCTTGGTCAGAAAATCCAGCACCTTTTAATCTTTGTATTTGTTGTTGTGAAGAAGCTAATCCCTCTTGTTGTTCTTGTTTTCTTAGGTAGCCTTGTTGCAATCCTCTTTCACCAAAAAGTTCATACATTTTAGCAAGGTTTGGATCTGTCTCTGCTAAACCTTGTAATTGTTTTTTTCTTTGATCTTCTAATTTTTTTTGTTCTTGTTGGCTTTTAAGTTGTAACGCTTGTTGTGCAAAGTCTTTTTGACCACGCAATGCACCACCTAATGCGTAAAGCATCATACCAAGGTTACTGTTGTTTTTAGGCTTTAGCCTCGGCGCTGTCACAACCGTATTTGGAACCATTTTATTACCATAAGGTACTAAACTGTCTGTTGAAAGAAATCCGTTTGCCATTTATAAAACTCCGTAATTAACCATGTAATAACCATTAGCATTTTTGGTTACTGCTTCTGGCATATACTTCATAATTTCTTGTGCTATTACACCTGTTGTTGGATCGGTGATACCAAGCTTTTTAGCTTTATCATTCCATTCCCATGTGTATAAGTTGTGTCCGTTTTCTGATTTGCCTATTGGTTTTATGTTGTCTTTTAGTTTTTCATCAGATAAAAAATACATACCAGCAAGCTGTGCAGCTGTTCCTAAAATATCACCAGACCCAGTTTTTTGCTGTCCAGTTGTTGTTTGTGAAATGAGCGGTGTACCCATACCAGCTTGTAATAAACCAATCTGTTGCTGTGGATATGCCAATGCTCTTTGGAATTCGCCTCTTTGCGCTTCGATTGCTCTTTGTTGTAGTTGTTGCTGCTGCGCACCCGCTTGCCCTAGCAATCCTAATCCTTGTAACTGACCAGTTTGTAAACCACCTAGCAAGCCTGCTTGTTGCTGCCTTGCTTGTAATTCAAACTGTGGCGCAAACATTTGCATTTGTTGTTGCCTTGCCACATCACGCTCCGCCGCCGCTTGCGCCTGCTCAAAACCAGACTGCCTTAAACCAGCAGCTGTTCTAGCCATTTGCTCTGCGTAAGGTTTTTGTGACTCAGACTCTAATAATGCTGATCTTGAACCACCAAATGCGCCTGCTCTAATCGCACGCTCCTGCGCACCACCTCGCGCTATATCAGCTTGCTTTTGTATATCGCTCATAGCAAGGTCTATAACTTGTTGCTGATAAGGTGATTGATATGCTCCGATGTCTTGACCAAGCAAAGATGCAGCTTGACCAGTCATAGGTCTTTGCTCTTGTGCTAATCCTTGTAAGGCTTTTGTTGGGTCGTAACCCATACCCGTTTCAAATAGTCCTCTAGTCGCCTGAAACTGTCGTAATTGATCTGGGTTGAATCCAGATACCATTGGGCCTGTGTAAGGTATAAACGGCTGTTGAGCCATTCCTCTAGCTGTTCCAAATAACTCTTTAAACTGTTCTTCTTGGAAAGCTGGTAAGCTTGCTTCAGATACTGTTGTGGTTTTTCCTTTACTCATAAGTCTTTTCTAATTAAATATTCTGTTTCAAATCCTAGATGTTTTAGTTTTCTTGTCCATCCTTTTCTACCGCCACCATACAATCTTTTGATGCCAGCTTGTTTTGCAAAGGCTTCTATAGATGGTAGCATTTCTTCTAACTCTTTATAATCACCACCACAAAATAAAAGATTCATTGCTTTAACTTGTGGATATATTACAAATTCTGTTATGTATGCAGACTTTTTGCCTGGCCATAAATGGAATATACCTTGTCTTATTTTATCCTCTATGTCGTCAATTGTATAGGAATCTTGATGTTTAACAGCTTTTGCTATATAGGGTTTGCACCTATCCCATTCAACTTCCCAAGGTTCTTTTTTGACCTCTTGTATGTTAATTACTTTGTTAGTCGCCTCTTGCATATTCCACAACGCTTGCATAAACCGTCAGATTACCAGCGCGATCTGCTTGTATTTTTACTATATCGCCTTGGTGTAAAATGATGCTACGAGACAACAACTCTGCAGTGTTGTACGCACTAATAGTATATTCTTTAAATATTGTGTATGACACACCAGCATTTGTTACAGTCACAGTTATATTAGTTTGCTGGTTGTCATGGTCGCATACTAATATAGATTCTATTACTGTAAAGCTGAAATCATCACCGCTTGGCGATGTGTATAAAGTTGTTAAATCCGTAGTAGTAAGAATTTGATGTGCTGCTTCTGCACGTTGGATATATTGTTCTTTTGCAGCTAATCGCATTATCTTCTACCTCTTGGTCTTAAGTTGAGTCTTATTTTGCCAACTTGAAAGTCTTGTGTAGTACCACCTGTTACAGTCATTTGTACTTGTCTTGCTGTGAATCTTGCATCGGTATAACCATCATTTTCAAAAGTAAATGATCCAAAGTCTGTTACAGAACCCATCGGAGTAAATTTACCTTTGAAGCTTATAACCACACCAGGTAATGTATTTGCTTCTTCATCTGGAATGATTTGATTGCATTGCACATAGTTATCACCATTGCCTAATTCTATAGGACCGCTTGTGCAAAAAGGCACATCCGAGTCTAGATTTGGTGAGTTTGATAGCGTAGTGGATTCATGCTCATAAATAAAACCAAGTGAATCTCCTGCAATCGGGAAGTCAAATGCACCCTGGTCAATCCAACAGCCTCTATCTAATGATCCAATGGACCAAGTGTTTTCTAGGTAGTTCCAAATGATATATTTGTTTGGCCTGTATTGGCTTGTGCCTACTGGGAATCCCCACCATATCTCATTAAAGTTTGAGTTGTGTCCACCCCATGATGCGTTTCTACCTGGAACATTTAGGTTATCATAAACAAAGTCATGCACTTCACATGGTATTTCTCTAACAACACCATCATAAACAAAGTATGAGTTTTCACCCATCCATGCTAAGAAGTTACCTGTTTGTACTACTGACCTTCTGCTGATAGCTTTACAGTTAGCACCAGCTGTTGTAATACCATACACATATGGTGAGCCAACATAGCTCATTCTATCTATACCAGTATCACTAAATATGATGACATCGTTTTGGTATTTAATACCTAGTAACGCTCTACCGCCTGTAGGTATTTGCAGATCACCTGCCTTGTTATTGGCCTTAGATGTCCAGTTGGTATTATCTTCTCTATCGCTCCATGCTACCTTTCTAGGATCTCCGCCCGCACCAATAGCAACTAAATGTCTTTCGTTGGTTACTAATACTGATTGATTGTCTATCGGTGCATTGGGAACGATTGTGCCGATGGTATCAGGCGAACCACCTGATGAGTCTGGTCGCCATTGATAGATCTTACCGTCACCAGAAAAACAAAAGATTAGGTGTTCACCCCAGTTGTCAAAGGAGAAATGACCCTGTTGTAATGGTAAACCTGATTGTGATCTAGCATCACCATAATCTTCAACACCCCAATGGTATGCACCATAGCCCAATGGATCAGCTGTAACATCGTTTACAAATCCCGATGGTGTTATATCGGTCCAAGTGTTGTCGTAAAGTACATAGATCTTTTGTCTAGTACCAACTGCTAGTACGTTATTACCAGCATTATCTTTATAGGCGTACATGCCAATAGGCTCGCCGTCTAATGCTGTAGCTCTTAATTTAGACCAACCGCCTATAGGTTTTAGGTAGCCGTTTTCAAAACGAACTAAGTTGCCGTCAACCCAACGACCTTTATTAGCATAGTCAGTTCCATTTTTGACTATTCCAGCTGGCGGAGTTACAGGCAACAGGGCCATGATTAACCTATTGTTTTAGTTACAGATGTTGGTGTAATTAGTGCTGCGATTTTTGCATCTAGTCCAGACTTTAGACTAGCTACCTCATCTTCGCCCATACCTGTTGTAACCCAACCAGTAACTGTGTCATTGGTAAGATCTGCAAAAGGCACAAAGCTAGATATGTCATCTGCATTAACGCTGTGAGTACCATAACTTGTAGCTGTGTAGTTATTACCTTCAGAGTCTTGTTGATCGCTTTGTGCATTGAGACGCCAATGAACATTGTAAACAACGTCTGAGTGACTGTCGTGTGTTGGGTAAGTATCTACTGTTTTACAGTCCCAAGTATATGTATTTGCCATAATTATTCTCCTTTTAAATTAAATTGCTGCAATAATAAATGCTAGAAGTTCGCTATAACGTACTCCTAGTCTTGTTTGTTCTACTCCATCATCATTAGTCCAAGTGCTACTAATAAACATACCATAGTCACCTGCATCTAATCCTTCAGCAGTAAAAGCATCTTGTAAGTCTTGAGCTATAATTCCGAAGTGGATTCTAGCATCATCACCTTTTGAAGCTACAGCAGACTGCCATCTGAACTTTCTTAATAGTCCTTTAGCTGCAATAGCTACTCTAGTTTCTGTTTCTGATAGAGCTTCTATATCTTGTTTTTCGTTCCTGTCTGAAGTGTTGATAGTGCCATTAGTTGCGTAGATGTCATCGAATCTAACATTACTACGTCCAAGGTCTATAGCATCATCTCTTGCACCAGTTACAGAGCCTATAGGAAATATAGCGTCAATAGATGGAGCAAAAGCCAAACCAGTATCACCACTAATTATTGATAACGCGTCACTTGAATAATTACCAATACTTCCAACTGTTGAGCCGTCTTTGAGGAAGTGAGTGATAGGGCCATCAGTGCCTGTGCGGTTTAAGTAAGCAACAGGTGCGAAAGCTCTTGCTATTGCTAAAAAACCGTCTGCTCGCAAAGCAATACCGTTATCCGTAGTGTTTCCTGCGTTATTGTTTGAAGGGTCTGTATCAGTAGTCCCAACCAACAGATTACCTGATGAGTCTATTCTCATAGCTTCTGAGCCACCTACATGAAAATAAAATGGATTACCAGTATTATTATTTTTAATGCCATAATATCCATAAGACGTACTATTTGTTGCATTGTAAGCTGCTGTTATTTGATAGTCTTGAGCAGATAATATTGTTAAAGGTTCGCTTGGACTAGCAGTTCCAATTCCAACATTTCCGCCAAGCGGTTGTAGTGATAAAGGTTTTAAATTATTTGTACCATCATCTTGTATAGATTGCATATAACCATAATTGTAACCATTAGAGCCTATCCAAAGTGAAATTGCACCACCATTATTAATTTTTGCAGCAGGTGTTGAAGATGTTGAAATTGTTGATGTATCTGCTGGTCCTTGTACGTGTAGTCTTGCACTAAGTGATGTTCTTCCAATTCCAAGCGATTCAGCACTTGCATCCCAGAATAAAGCTGCAGTTGAGCCTGTATCTTCGTAGAAGGATATGTCTCCGTTGGATGCTATACGGAGTCGTTCATTTGTTAAAAACTCACCAGAAGCTTGACCTGTAAATAAGCGTATACTGTCTCTAACGCCCATTGCTATAGTACCACCTGTTTCGTTTGCTCTTATATAGTTAGTGCTTGGTCGTACTAAATTAAAAAGACCTGAAGTTGATGTACCAACATCTAAAGTTCCGTTTATATCTGCATCACCATCAACAGTCAAACCATCAGCAGTAACTGTTCCTGTTACGTCTATGCCTGTTGAGGTTGTGGCTAGTTTTGGTAAGTTGTCGTGGTAAAGTTTAACATCCGAATTTATATTAAATTTAGCCATAAACTCAGAAGTAGCAGGATTATAAATATTTACTCCAACTCCATTGCTTCCAAGGTATAAACTTCCTGTTCCAAGGTCTTTTATTAAACTGTCTGACCCTGAGTGAAAAATTTCTAAGTCTCCGCTTGTCCCAAATAACACTTTAGAATTATCAGCAAACGTAATGTCATCGCCAGTACCTACTGCAATGTCTGTACCACCTGTAGTATTACCATTTGCTAATATTTCAGAAAGTGTATCTACTGTTCCTACTTGACTGTCAACGTAAGCTTTGATGGATTCTGATGTTGCAACTGTTGTGGCTGATGCTGTACCAAATGTATCGTCATCAATGAAGTTTGCAATATTGATACTACCATCTGATAAAGTACCAAAAGTAACTGTTCCTGTTGTTGTTATAGCTGATGAACCATTATCTATTGATCCGAATCCTGATGTTATAGAACCACCATTCAATGCACCTACGCTTGTTATGTTTGTTTGTGCCGCTGTAGATAAAGTTCCTACAATTGAAGTATTAGCTGTAAGTGTTGTGAATGTACCCGCAGCTGGTGTTGTGCCACCAATGACAGAGCTATCAATAACTGCTCCGTCTAAGTTCATAGCTACTGATGTACCAGTAGCGCTAAATAAACCATCAACAGTATCGAGATCGGTATTTAGCTTTGTTCCCCAAGTATCGGTAGATGCTCCTACTTCTGGTTTTGTTAAGTTAAGGTTAGTTGTAAATGTATCTGCCATAAAATTTTATCCTTTAAGCTGCGTCTTGTTCGCCTAATTCTTTCCAAGTAGTAGATGGATTAGATTGATCTGACCATGTCGTACTTGTTTGTAAATCTGTCCATGATGTGTCTGGATTCGCTTGGTTTGTCCAGGTATCTGCTATTATATCTTGTTCTGTCCATGTGTCATCAGGAACAATTATATCTTCCCATTTTAGACCACCAACTGCATTAAATCCACTTGTTTGTGTAATTGTAGATGAGGCTCTATCTATCTGATGACCGATAGCATCAAAGCCACTTACTGCTTGTATGTCAACAATTCCTCTGTCTATCTGTCTACCAGTAGCAGTCATTCCTGATACTGCTGGTCCAAATACAACACCTCGGTCTATTTGATGACCAGTTGCTGTCATTGCGCTTGTAGAACTTATGGTTGATGCGCCAAGCGCTATTCTTACACCAGCAGATGTTGCGCTAGAGGTAGCAACAATTAATGCTGATCCTAAATCTATTTGTGTTCCGACTGCTATAACATCAGATGTTGCAGATATGGTCGCTTGACCCCTGTCTATTTGTCTACCAGTTGCGGTAGCTCCTGATGTTGCAGATATAGTGGCTGCGCCAATTTGGAAAACAGGAGTCCCAAAATGAGACTTCCCGTATCCACCATATCCGTAGCCTACTGAGGCCATGTTATTAAGCTAATGTTATATCTAAATCGCCAGCGTCAAATCTGAATACGTCACCTGAGCTTACAGTTTTAGAAGTTGTTAAGTTTGCGTAAGCTAATAGATTACCACTTGATGAGGCATCTAGAATACCAACTGCTACTACTGTACCGTAATCAGCTGTTGCTGTTGGGTATTCGATTGCAGCTGTGTTAGTTGCTGTTGTTGGATTTGTACCAGATATAGTAAATGCTCCTGATTGTCTTGCGTACGCTCCGCCTGATACTTCAGTACCGCCACCTGTATCAGTAGGTGCTACAGTATATAAAGCAACATATAATGTTCCTGGTGCTGTATAAGCATTACCACCAAATACATGGTCTAATACTTTGTCCTCTAAATAATCACTAAATCCAGCCATATTGTCTCCTAATTATTATTCCAATAATATATTTTTTTACCAGACTTGCCATAAGTTCTTCTTCTTTGCATTAGAGATCCTTTGCCAAATTCTGCTTTCTCTTGTTCCATTCTCATTTCTTCTAATGCTTTTTCAAATTGTGCTGTAAATAAAGGCACTCTTTCGTCTTCCATTAGATAGATAGAAGCATGTTTTAAAGCACCATATAGATAAGCATCTGGATATCCTGTGGATATAAAGTTTGTAGCATTAGAACTACTTAACGCATCTATAGTGCCGTAGTATGTTAATTGTAATGTATAACTTGCATCAGGAGTAGGTGCTAACTCTAATGAGTTATCTACAATTGCATAATATATTGGTTGACCAGTAACATTGTTATTGGCTTTTCTATATACATCCAATGATTCTATTGATTGTTGGAATAGTGGTCTAAAGTCGTTTGATGTAATTTCTATATTAATGGCTTCTAACCAATCTGTTGGTAAGCTCATATATTGACCATCTGCTGTAGCGGTAGCACGCTTTACCATGTCTTTGTTTCTTAATCTTCTATTAAACTCTGACTCAGTAGCATCAATAAAAAAGTCAAGTTGGTCTGTCAGATCTGACCTATTTAAGAAATTAGCTATATTAGTTTTTAGTTCATCGTATGTCATACTTTACCTTTCCATGTTCTAAATGGTTTATTGTCTGAATGGTTTAGCCATTTTTTCCATTGTGCTGAATCTTGTGACCAACCCTCTCGGATTGCTTTTTGATATACAACCATTGGTATTTCAGCTACATGTCTGAAATCTTTACCAGGTTTGTATTCAGACAAGTTTTTCACATAGTCTAAAGTAGGTTGTATGTTTTGTTGTGTGTGATAAACAACCTTGTCATCCTCTGTAGCAAATACAGATTTATAACCTTGCTTGTGATCTATTAATGTAGTCTTTGCCATGTACAGATTTTAGCACAAAAAAAAGGGATGCCGAAACATCCCTTTAAGGTTATTGACTAAACTTATGATACGTTTAAGTCAGCAACAACACCATGAGCAGCTTCGTTGGATACTTCTAATCCATACTCAACTACGATCATTTTTGTTTCAGCATCGCCTATTGTAGCAATATCAACAGTTTTAAAGTCTCTTAGGTAAGACACTTTAGCAAACTCTGGATCTACTAATAATAGTGATGTTTCTCTTGATCTGTTTGATGGAACGATTTTTAGTTCACCAAAGTCAGATGAGTAAACAGATACTGAGGCTTCAACTGTATTTGCATCAACAAACTGTCTAGCTTGAGTTCTACCTGTGAAACCAGAGATAACTTGCTTGTTGTGTGGACCACAAATAGCTAAGTTTGGCTCACCACCATTTGTAAACATAGTTTGTAAAACACCTTTTAACAAGTCTTCAGTCAAGTCTCTGTCTGTTCCGTCTGTTGGAGCAGCACCACCACCAGCACCTGCACCACCAGAACCTCTGGATACGTTAGATGTTAGCCATGATTCAAAACCACCAGTTTTTCTTGCTGTAGTAGCATCACCAGTTGTTTTAGCGCCGTTTTGACATAGAGCTTCTTCCATGTCTCTTTTTAGTGCTTTAGACATAATAGCTAGCTGATGAGCCATTTCTGATCTTTTACCAGCTGCGTCTGAAGCATCCTGCGAACCTGTTACAGTTGCGTCTCTGCTTGAGATCATAGCAACATTACTTACTCTTGTTGTAGCTGTTGAAGCTGATCTTGATAATTCAAAACCCTCTAGTTGTCCAGCTGAACTTGGAGTAGGTAAGTTTTCTGTTTGCCAATCAAACACTACGTTTTTAATATTTCTTTTTCCGATTGACGACATAAACGGTGTCTGCATTGGAGAGATGTTGTAAATGATATTACTTAGATCTTCTCTGTCAGCTTGTGCTGAGTATGTGTCAAAAGCATTAGTTACTTTAGCCATTTTTATATTCCTTTATAAAATTAAATTATTTGTTCAAATACCTTAGCTGCATCTTGGACTTTTCCAGATTTAGCTAATTTTTGTCGCGCTTTCTTTACAGGTGCTGTCGTTTTTGGTCGGTTAGTAGTACCAGGTCTGGCAACTCTAGCAGGTGCTTTTTGTGTTGGTTTTTTCTTTGTGGCTTCAACTGTTTTAGAGTTTAACCAAGCATTTCTTAAACCAAGCAATGCACGATAATCATAAACCTGTTCAACTTCTTTTTGTGTGTACTCTAAGTTGCTGATTGCATAGTCTCGGATAGCCAACTTTTCTTTAGCAGCAATCTCAGGATTCTGCCATTCTGGGATAATTTCAAGAAGTTTTTGATTACCATATTCAACAAATTGTTGAATCTGTTGTTGCTGTTTTACAAGTGCCTCTTGTTGAAGCCTTTGTTGTTCAGCGCCTACAGCTTGTAATTTTTCTTTCTTTTCATCCCAAAGTTGTTTTTCTCTGACGTAGCCTACAGGGTCATCACTATATAGATTTTCCCAGTCTGGTTCGTTAGCCAGTTCGCCCTTTAGTTGGGCTTCCATCTTCGGTAACAACTGCGAATAAATCGCATCTCTTTGCGCTAGCTCTGCTTGCTGCTGCTCAAAAGTTTTACGTTGTTGAGAGAGTTCTTGAGTTTTACGCGTATAATCTTGCTGACGAGAATATCCGTTGACGAGTTCCTCTTGCGTGACTTCTACCTCTTGGCCATCTACCTTTACAGTAAATGTTTGAAGTTGCGGAGCTTCCTCTTCAACATCTGTTTGTTCTTCTTCAACCTCTTCTTCATATTCGTCTTCTTCCAATTCATCTGCGATCTGTTGATCTATTTCTTCAACATACTCAGAATCATCTTCGATGACCTCTTCTTCAGTTACATTTTCTATGACCGCTTCTTCAACCTTATCCTCTTCAGGGGTTAAAAAACTTTCAAACATCGAAGTTGTAACTTCTTTATCAGTTTGTAAAGCAGTCGGTTTTCCGTTATTGCTCATATAAATACTCCTTAATTGTATTTAAGAGTATTTTATAACAATAATGTGTAGAAAGGGAAGTATTAACCTATATTTCTAATTTTGTTAATATTTGCTTGTGTAAGTTTTCCTTTCTCAGCCATGATACGCAGATGTCTTTCAACCTCTGGCAATAGTAATAAAGACCTATGTAAATCTTCTCTTATGCTTACATGTTCTATATCTCTTGAGTTTAACCAATGTGTAATATATTCGTTTTTTAGATTTTCCAATGCTTCTTTAAAAACATCTGATGTTAGTATTTGCTCTGCTTGTGCAGCTTTGATTACGTCTTCTTGTGATACCGCCATTAAATTACCCCCTTAGGTCGTAGTTGGCTTATTGGTGTTTGGTCTATTGAAAATGTACTTCCATTTGGTTGTTGTAATGCAGATAAACTAGTTTCTAGTTCAGATATTCTTGATAGCAAGCCAGATATGTCAGGTTGTTTTTGTTCTGGTATACCAGCAAGTGCTGCTTGTATGTCTTGTTGAGTTGCAAATTGTGATAAGTCAGGCGCTTGATATGTTGGTATATCAATACCAGCAATAGCAGCTTGATTTGCAGCTATTTGTTGTTGTATCCCTGTAGGGTCAAACTGCGGTATCCCACCTATCTGCTGTTGTAGTCCACTAATCTGTTGCTCTAAACCACTAGGATCGTATGGTCTAATACCAGCTATGTTTGATTGCAATCCACTTATCTGCTCCTGTAATGCACTAGGATCAAACCCTGGTATAGACTGTAAAGCTCCTATCTGCTCCTGTAATGCACTAGGATCAAACCCTGGTCTGCTTTGTAAATCTTGTATCTGCTGTTGTAGACTAGAAGGATCAAAACTAGGTCTTTGCTGTAAAGCGCCTATCTGTTGTTGTAAACCACTTGGATCAAAACTTGGTCTACCTTGCAACTCCTCTATCTGTTGCTGTAAACCTGAAGGGTCGAATCCAGGACTAGCTTGCAATTGACTTATATCCTGCTGTATAGACATAAAATCATCTTGCGAAGGAACTTGTTGTTCTAGCGCACCCAATCTTTGTTGTAATGTTGATGGATCGAATGGCGTTATCCCACCTATCTGTTGTTGTAAACCACCGATTTGCTGTTGCAATCCGCTTGGGTCGAAACTAGGTCTACCTTGTAGTTCTGCAATTTGCTGTTGCAATCCTGTTGGATCGAACTGGGGTATTTCTCTACTTTGCAACGTACTTATCTGTTGTTGTAAGCTAGTTGGATCAAATCCAGGTTGGCTTTGTAAATCTTGAATTTGTTGCTGTAATCCAGTTGGGTCAAACGTAGGTATATTACCTATAGATTGTTGCAATCCACCTATCTGTTGTTGTATTCCACTAGGGTCGAAACTAGGTCTTTGTTGCAAAGCTGTAATTTGCTCTTGCAAGGTTGATGGATCAAAGCCTGGTCGTTGTTGAAGTGCGCCTATTTGTTGCTGTAGGCTTGTAGGATCGAACTGAGGTATACCACCTATTTGTTGCTCAAGACTACCAATTTGTTGCTGTAGACCGCTTGGATCAAACTGGGGTCTAGTTTGTAGTTGGTTTATGTCTTGTTGTATGGACATAAAATCATCTCTAGTTGGTACTTGCTGTTCTAATAAACCAAGTCTTTCTTGCAAAGTTGATGGATCAAACGGTGTTATTTGGCCGATATTTTCTTGTAACCCAGATATTTGCTGTTGTAAACCAGAGGAATCGAATCCTGGACGTGTTTGTAATTCAGATATTTGCTGTTGTAATTGTGTTGGATCGAAACCAGGTCTTTGTTGTAATCCAGTAATTTGTTCTTGCAAACCACTAGGGTCAAAGCCTGGCCTTTGTTGTAAAGATGTTATTTGCTCTTGTAATCCTGACGGATCAAATACAGGTATTTGCTGTGACTCCAACGCGCCTAGTCTTGACTGTAAGCCTGTTGGATCAAAAGATGGCACTTGGCCCAATATATCTGCTGTTAAGGCCTCGGTATCTATTTGTGGTATTCCTAGCAATCCTTGTAAGCCTGTTCTAAATTCTTCTGGTATTTGTATTTGTGAAAAATCAATGTTTGATAAATCTATCTGTGGTAGCTGTGCTGGTACTTGTGGCCTATCAACAGGTATAGTTACCCCACCAATTCCTGTTCCTAAAAACCCAGCATCATCAGGTACTTGTGGTATTGGAGGTGTTACAGGCGGAACAAATATTTGGTCATCTCTAACTGGTGGAGGTGGTGCAACAGGCCTATCTATTGGCGTGTCACCATTGAGCTGTGCTTGCGTATACCCACTTGGTTGTTCTGGTGAGTAGCTCACACCTGGTGCTATAACTTGTGACATTGGCATACCGCCAGCTATAGAACGCGCATAGTCAAAACCGCTGCTGTATGCTTGGTTTCCTAAATTACTATAGTTGCCTGGTATGATGTTATATAAAGAACCTAGGTTGTTTGAAAATATAGAGTTATCACCAAAAAAACTTTGTATTATGTCTGCATCTGATTGTGGTGTCGTATCCATATTAGCCTGTAATTAATTTATCCATTTTTTCGTCTAACTTGTCCAAACGATCTATGACTCTGTCTATACTTATTGTAAGTTCAACTTTGGTTACATAATCCTTTGCAACCTCTTCGCGCGTCTTATTCAAAAGTATATCAACTCTCTTTAGCTCTGTCGCGTTAGATCTGATGTTGTGTATGATAGGCGCAAATACTAAAGTCATCACAATATTCCAAAACATCATACCATCAAATTCCATTAGTAGCTCCAAATGTGCGGTCTAGGCCTGCCTTGTAAGTCTTTAGATATATCTAAATGTATAAATCTTGCATTACCTTTTTGGTTTACACCAATACCAGTAAACCCAAAATCTTTAGCTTTTGATATTATTTCTAATGCTTGTTTTCCTCTAACTCCTATGTCTGCTGCCAAGCCAAGCGCGTGTGTTCCTGGTTTGGATTTTTTTGCTTCAACAGGATGGTCTGCGCTTCTGTAACCAGAAGTTATTTTGAATGGGAATCCACACTCTGTTCTTAATGCTTGTAGTTTATCTATGAGTTCATGTTCTATTTTGTTTTCACCAGTATGCTTGCATGCAAATTCTTCTAACGTAAAGTTCTTCCAGCTCATTTTGTTACTCCTTTAGTTTTTTCAAATGTTCTAAGTCCGCCAAGTCCTAGCATGCCCATTAACACAGTCATTAACGAACCCATGTCAAAAGTTGGTAAGTCAAATGATAGTCCAGCTGCTGATAGTCCGAATATAATAATAGGCTGTAATAAAAAGTGGTACAGCATAGCAATCCCGCAAGTCCAACCCACAAAGGGCCTCCAGCCTGCAACGAATAAGGATTTATGTCCAGCTTCAATCTTATTGATTTCAATCTGCGCCATATTCGCTTTATGCAATTCAGTTTTAAGTTCATGGTTTAGTTTTGCCTGCAAGTCTTTATCAGGTACTAGTTTGCCTACTATGTCGCTTACTGGTCCTATTAGTTTATCAATCATCTTTTTTGTGTAATTTTAAAAAATACTCAGCATCTACTAATGCTAATGGTTTTGTTCTATTTCTTTTGATTATAACCAATGGTTCGTAATCTTTACAGTTTTCTTGTGATTGTTCGTATGCTTTCCACACATTTACGGCTTCTTGGTTTTTGCACTCTATAGAATACGGAAATTGCTTGCGTGATTGCACACCCATTATGACATCCTCACCATTAGAACCCATCGGACGGGATTCTAAATCTTCAGGGTCAAAACCAAGTAATTCAATTAGTTTATCTACTACCCATTGTTGCAAAGCTCTTCCTTTGGCTTTTGCGGATGATGGCCTCACTTTTTAGTTTTTTTTGTTTTTTTCTTTTTAGGTGGTCTACCTACTTTAGATCCGTATGTTCCTTTTCCTTTTGGCATAATTATTCCTATGTTGTATAAATAATCAAAGGCTTTTCTTTTCCTTTAACTTTTATTGGTTTTAATAATTTTAACTTAATTTTAGATTTATTTGCAGTAGATTCACCAATCAATATATCTACACCCACTTCTTTGGTTGCTGACTCTAGTCTTGCAGCTGTATTTACACAGTCACCAATAGCAGAATAATCAAACCTGGTATCACTACCCATATTACCAATAACAGCACTTCCTGTATTGACTCCTATACCTATAGCTATAGGTTCTGATAATTCTTGTTGTAATTGTTGTATAGATGTTTTTATATCTTGCGCACACGCTATAGCTCTATCCTCGTGATTATCTAAATCCAATGGTGCTGAAAATATTGCCATAGCTGCATCACCGATAAATTTATCTACCATACCTCCATGCGCTTGTATGCAATGCACCTGTGCAGTCAATACTTTATTCATAATCTCAGTTACTTGTTCTGGTTCTAACTTTTCGCTTAGATTTGTAAAACCTCTAACGTCTGTAAATAAAAATGTAGCTTCTTTTTTCTCACCGCCAAGTTTTAACAAGTCAGGATTATTTTGTAATTCTTTAACTTGTCTTGGATCTAAGTAATGCTCAAACTGTTTTTTTATTTGTTGACGTAATTTATATTGTTTTTTGTAGCTTAAATACAAAGCAATAGTAGAAATTAGTATTTGAGAGATAAAAGTCCATGAAAAATCTAGCAAAACACCTTTTTGAACGCTAAAAGCTCCTGTAACGCCCGTGGTTAAGAGTAAAATTACAGCAATACTTATGCCCTTAACTATACTGAGATAATTAATTACAAGCCACGTCAACGACACAAATATTGTCAAAATTAAAATTTCCGCTGATAAATGCCAGTTTGGAATCTTTGGTGAGTTTTCTATCAAGATTGACTCAGATAATGCTGCTTGTATTTTATGTGGCTCTAATAATCCAATCGGTGTTGCAATTTGTGGCATGATTCCCGAGGCGGTTACGCCAACAAATACAAATTTACCAGCAACATCCATTTCTTGTAAATTCGTTTGTGGTGTATCTACCCAACTAATCCACTTACGACCTAAACTGTCTGTGTCAACTGGTGGCAATCCTTTAACGCGTATTTGTTCTATACCAAGATCATTTGTTTTTATAACGTAAGTATCAGCACCAACTAATGCTTTTAATACCTCTGTGCCAAATGCAGGCACATATCCATCTGGAGTTCTTAACAATAATGGTATTCTTCTTACTAAGTTGTCTACATCAGTAGGTGCGGTTGCAATACCTTCCTGTGCATAAGCTGTTAGTAACTTTATATTTTGTATGACACCATTTGTATTCATACCACCCACATCATCACCAAGTATGACAGTACCTGTGGTTGGTGGATAATTGCCATTGGGATTTTCAAACATTGCTAGAATAGAAGTGCCATACTTTAGTGACTCTGCAAAGTGAGCGTCACCACCCATTCTATCTGGTTGTGGAAAACCTATAACGTAACCAACACCTATAGCTCCTTTGTTTATAATCTCTGTGTGTATTTCACCTAGTCTTTGTCTTGGTAGTGGCCAACCACCTTCGTCAGCTATGTCCTCTTCTGTAATATTTAATATAGTAAAGTAACCAGATGGTTGCTGTTTTGGCACTAGGTAATCAAATACTTTTAACTTTAATATCTCTGTGGGCGCTGACTGATATAACAAAGGCAATGCTAGTATTATAAGTGCGGTGAATAGTATTCGTTTCATTAATCACTCTGTGTGATTTTTATTATACTACCAGTACCGCCATTAACCTTTACCATTTTAGATGCACCATCTTGTATAAAGATAACCGTGTAACTAGCAGACGAATCTATATCTACTCTCGCTGTATCATTTACGCTACGAATAAGTGTTAAAACCTCACCAGTTATATACGATGTTATTTGTGTATTTAAGTCTTGCCCTAGCTGTGTGCCAACTATGTTAGTTGACGTAGCATCTTGTGCTAGTTGATCTTCCTCTTGGATTTCTTGTAATGCGTCTATAACATCTAGCAAATCTTCAAGAAAGTTTACATCAAGATAATTTATATCTAACTCTGTAAACTCTAGCTCTTGCTCTGAATCTAAAAAGTCTTCCTCTAAATAATCTATATCTAAATCATCAAAGTCTAATATATTTTTCTTTTTTGTTTGTATGGTTTCTTCTATAACTTGTTCTTGTTTTGGTGGGTTTACGATAAGCATGTTATCTATCAGCTCTAGTGTTAGGTCTAGTATAACTGGCGCACTTGGTGACTTTTCATATACATCTACAGTAGTAGCTTCGTAAGGTTTATTGAGTGTAACCGTACCCATGGCTGTAGTTACTAATATCTCACCACTAGATAAACCATTAATGTCAGGTAATAGTATTAATAAACTGCGACCAGTTTCATCTACAGTTACAGTAAAATCAGTACCCCTTATAGCTATATTGGCTGTAGGCGTTTTGAGATCTATATTATTTTTATCTATCTTATTTAGGCTACCTGTAATAAATCTGGCTGTGCCAAGACCAAAGGTAATAGCCATTTTAGATTTGCTAGGGTTTGGATCAAAGATATATTCGTCTATGGTAAGTTGCGAATGTTCGGTTAGTTTTACTTTAGAATCGTCTAAGAATGTAATAGCCATACGACCATTAGATGTAATGGCCTCATCGTTTTGCTGTATGTCAAAAGACTCTATTGCCTGGTATGGCTTATCTCTTACAACTTGTGCCGAACCAGTCAGCTCAGATATATTGCCTACGTCAACAGCTGGTTGTTGTTCCGCTATCGTTTTGGATGACGCAAATAGTACCGCTAGACCCAGTAGAGTTAATCTGTAACCAATCAGCAGCAAGAGTTGATGACTGTATGATGTTAAATGTTCTACTGCTTCCTGTTTGGTCAAGGTAGAAGTATCCTCCCGCATATCCACTTCCTGTAAAGTTTACTGTGTTGCTATCTCCATCTACATCAACGTAGTTAGTAGCACCATCATAGTTAATATCAAAATCAAAAGTGTTTCCATCACCATTGATTATCCAATCTAAATCTAAGTTTTCACTCAACGCACTTGTGCCAGTATCTAGGGTAAATGTATTTGAACTACCAGTAACATCTACATTGTAGTCTGACCCACTAATACCATAAGTATCTGTTGGATCACCCTGTATAGTAAATGTATTACTGTCACCATCAAATTCAAAGAATCCTGTTACATTGTCACCGTAGATATCACCGAGAAATTTATTACTACCACCTATCTGGTTGATATCTAGTGTTAAATTAATACCGTCAAGGTCTAGAGCTGTTAGCGTTCCAGCTATAGAATTTAGACCGCCAATAATGTTAGATGAGCCTAGTTGTTCTAGGTCTATGTTTGCTGTAGCACCTGCTTGCTCTACAAAGATTTCATTATCAGCCGCGAATAGCGGTAACACAATCATTGTCGCAATCAATTGTTTTAAATTCTTCATAACTCCAATATCCTCTATTTGTTCCTTCTTTTATAGTTTGTAGTACAGCAGTTTCTATTGCTGTCTGTAGTGCTATATTGATTGACTCGTTTCTAACTAAACCGTTTTCTATTTCTACTAGTTCGGTTGAGTCAGTAATAAAACGAAAGATATCTTGATCTATAGATGCACTTAATATCGTTTTTGTTACTAATACTTCTAGTAATACTTTACCCGTACTCACGGATACAGTACGCAATGAGATGGTAACTGTATCTTGTTTGTACTGCCTAGACATTCCTATTCCAAGGTATCTAGCTCCAGCACCACCACTCTTTACGTTACTTTCGTATGATATCACGCCACCTTGCATTATTAAACCCGCGAACATAAGTGGTTGTAATTTGGTATCTTTTTTAAACTCTTGCCTGGTGCTTCTTATGATCTGCCTTTCTTTGGTTACATGGTCTAGGCCTACGCGTTCTACTACCTCAAAGAAACCATTATGATTACTGCCAGCATGTTTTAATGCTCTAATTAAGTAAGCGTCTGGTGCTTGAGTTACCGCAGATGAGAAGGTTGCGTATGTGCTATTGCTTCTTCTTTGACCAGTTGCGTCTATGAAAGATCCTGCATATATTGCTACGACTGGTTTGGCTTGGTTAGATGCTTTGACGTTAGCAAGTTCTGGAACTAGTAAAGATCCTATCTCTGGCTTTTCTATTTTTTGTATGGGTGGTAAGTTGTTTTCTATTGGGTCAAATAATAAGGCGCAACTAGAAAGTAAAATTACCGATAGGCAAAGATATAGTTGTTGTATCACCATTTGCATCCGTTATTGTTAAAGTTATTATTCCGTCTACAACATTATACTCTATAGTGTTACCTTCCAATTCTAAGATACCGCTTTCGCTAGCAGTCTCTCCAAACAAGTTTTCTACTAACTGTCTTGATAGTTGTGCATAGATTCTTGACTCTAGGTTTCTAATAAACCTTGCAAGCGTAGTGTTTTCTTTGTCTCTTTCTATTTGATCTTGCAACGCTTTTAGTTCTGCTTTCACAGTCATCTTACGCGTGTATTGTTGGTTCTCTATAGTCAGATAATGTGCAGATGTGCCGATACCAGAGAATGACGGTGACTTAAACTTATGCACCATTTCATCTGCTGATACAGATAAACATAATACCAATAAACTAATCTTTCCTTTTGTCATTTCTTCTTGCTTTTGCTATTTTGTTGGTGTCTATTAATTGTGGTACACCTAACATTGTTTTTATCATAGTGTCTTGTCTGATAATTTCGTTATCCAAAGATCTAACTCTATCTATCAATGCTACTAAAATACCATGTTGCGTGTCTAGTTTTGTGCCTAGCCTTTCCTCCATGGCTGTTAATGATGTATTAACTTTCTCATCTACAGTATCTAGTTTGGTTTCCATACCATCTATGATTCTATTTATTAGTTTCCATACAAACATGCCAAGACCTATGGCCGCAGCGATAGGAAAACCTAGTTCGGTTATAAGGGTAACAATGTCGTTCATTTAGAATTAAATAATCTATCTTCTGTTTTTTGGAATGAGCGCTCTAAAAGTTTATCTATAAGATTACTTATAAACTTCACTTCTTCTTGGCTGTTCTTTTTGCTTTCTTAAAAGCGCTAGCTTTGGGTGCGCCTTTAGTTCCAGGCTTTCTCATTTTCTCGTTAGAACCAGCTTTAATTCTTTTTCTTTTTGCATGTATGTTTGCGTATAGTCCTTTTGGCATATTATCTCCTTATTTTCTTTTAGATTTAGCTCCTGCACATTTCCATCTTTTTCTAGATAGGTTGTTAGGAGTGTTGGGATCGTTTTGTTTTTTCTTAGAAAGTCTTTTCTTTATGCCTAGACTTCTTGCGCAGTAAGAGTCACCTTTAGATGTTCCTGGCTTTACTCTTGCTCCACCGCTTTTAGCTTTACCCGCTTGGCCGTAACTTACTTTTTTACCAGATGCGGTTATCTTTACTTTAGCTTTGCCTTTTCTTGGTGTTGCTCTTGCCATTACTTTTTCTTCCTTGGTCTGCCTCTTTTCTTAATTATTGGTTTTGGTTCTAGTAAGTTATCTAACCAGTCTACAACTTTTTGACAAGTCTTCTTTATCCATTCCCATATTTTTAATAAATATTTTTTCATTAATGTACCATCCTTTCTTCGTAATAAATTATTTCAGAATCTTCTGTTACCTCTCCCCCAGACATCAAAGACATAATCTGCATTGCGTGATTTCTGTCCTTTGCTCTAATTTCTTTACCAACATAAACCATGTCATCCACAATCACTTCAATATCAAATATTTTGTGGTGGGACATTGTTTGTAAATAATCCTTGAGCTTGAGCTTTTGCATTTTGTCTTATTCCTTCTCTATCTCTTTCCATGACTGCATTGATTTCTGCGATATTAATTTGTGCGCCGTACTTAGCTTGCAGCTCCATGGCTTTAACTCTAAGCTGTGCCTCTTCAATATCTCTTTGCCTGTCATCGTCCATGATAATCTTCATTCTGTCTGTTTCAGCATCAATCATTGCTTTTTGTGCGCTGACTTGTGCCTTCATAGCTTCGGCTTGTGCAAGCATTTCTGCTGGATCAGGCTTAGGTGGCTCTTGTGATTGCGGAGGCATTGGTGGAACTTCTGTATTTATGAAGCTTTGCGCGTCTTGGAAACCAGCCATTTCTATCATTCTAGTCAAAGTATTCGCGTATTGTTGCATTGACACTAGAGGATTCTGTGGTCCTAGCGTTTGCATGATTTGTTCTTGTTTTTGTGATAATTGTGCTAAGACTTGGAATTTTTCTTCGTCAGATGACTTAGATATAGCTACATTTACTATAATATCCTTGTCGTTATCCCAATATCTAGGGTCTACAGGTACAAATTTACCGTTTAATCTAAATACATCTTGCGCGTTTTGGTGCTTAATTACCAAGCTATTTACTGTTTTAAACATGGTTTTTAGGCCACCTTCAGCAAAATGTCTACAAATAAGTTCTACTCTTCCCTGTGCGCCACTCATAGTAGCCGATACAGCTGATGAGGTGCTAGATTGTAGAGCGTCTGCGTTTAGGCCAGCTGATGCTTTGGATACGCCAGTTCTATTTTCCTTAGCTTCGTCCAAATATCCTAATACTGGGAACGCTTCTTTACCCACAAACGGCACAGCAAATGGTTGTACCATTCCTGGCGCACGCATCCTAATAGGTTGCCCTATGTCGGTGTTTAGTACATCGTCTATATTTACTTGTCCTTCAACAATACCCATGCGCGGGAAGATTGAATGACCTAGTGAATCTAAAGTGTCACGCATAATTTGTGACTTAGCTGATTGAATTGGTTTTAGATAATCAGCAGGACATGAACCTATAGCTGTGTGCGGCTCTGGGTCAGGGCAGAACATACATATTGGTAGTTCATCCCATTGTTCTACGTTTAAAACATTTAGTCCGTTACCCGCGGTGCATACTCTGACTCTTTCATCTATTCCATCACCATCATAATCATAGAACAAGTAATGCTCTACATAGAGTACATCCTTACCGCCAGCATCGTTTCTGTCTGGGTACACCATATTGTCAAATGGGTTTCTTGCTTCTTGCTCTTCGTAGCTTTCAGGGTCTAACGCACTACCGCCGTATCCTGCGTATTGTTCTATTTCTTCTTGGTCGTATCCCATTGCTACTAAGTCGGATACTGATTTAATCATGCGGTGTGCAACGTAAGATGCAGATTCTATATCGCGTGCGTGCCTTGATATAAGTATTTCTTCGGGCGGTACAGACTCAATACATACTTGGTCTTTTGGTTTTAATCTTCTGATCGTTAGGTCGTAGCTTGTAGGTACTTCTTGGGTGACTTCTTCTTGGCTTATAGGATCAAAGGTTACTATCGTTTCATTGGTTACTGACTCTTCTACAACCTCTACGTTCTTATCCATAATTAACGCTTGGTAGGATTGCGGATCTAAGTTAGTAAATTCGTGCGTGGTAGCGGTTACTGAATCATCCCAAAACACTTTGACAAAACCAGTCTTTCTGACAAGCGCATCTTTGAATACATCATACAGAACTTGAAAGCCTGGGTTTTTTTGTTGGATAATATAATTAATATAATCAGTTTGCTGTTCGGCTAGCTGTATATCTTCTGGTCCTTTAGGTACAAACTCCACAATCTTCTTAGTGCCAAAGAATGTACGCATGATAGACGGCAACATAAACAAGATGCTTTCTCTAACATCAGTAGATACAAATTCTGACTGTAGCGAGCTAGTGCCTTCAGGCTCGTTACCAAGATAGTATTCTGTGGATTCAGCACGTTCCGCGCCGACTTGGTGTATAAAATCTTTAGCGTCATCCATTTCGGATTTGATTACGCCGACCAAATCAATAGACTTACTTTCTTCTTCTGAGATAGCTATGATTTCTTCTTCTTTGTATTGCTTTGCCATAAATTATCCTACTCTGATTATTCTAGATTTTAGTGGTTGTCTGAAATTATAACCTAAAAAACTAGTGCTTCCACCAAAACTTGCAGCGGAGGATGCCATGGTCAGCGCGAGCGCATCCGCCTTGTCGGGTGATTTAATCCCGCGCTTGCGCATTTCGTCTTTGCTTTCTATCTTTATTTTTCCAGTAGAGGTATATTTATATAATGGCGCAGCCAATTCCGAGACAAGCTCATCATCACTAGGAAGTCGGCAATCACGCTGCGTCAGCCAATCCTTGATAGCAAACCATAATTCCGCGCGCAAGTTTAAATAATTTTTCTTGGTGGAGGGTGCTTCGGCGACATTGACTCCGCGCACGGGTAAATTTTGTTCAGCTAGTCTATCCACCACGCCTGCGCCTAAGCCGATGACATCTACCAATATTTCTTGTGGTTTTTCAATAGCAGTAGACTCGTCATACATATTCTTAATCACGCCACACAATTGCATAAGATCCATAGACTTAAATGACTTGATACTCATTACATGGTTTCCCTGGCGTATACACAGCGCAGAGTTATCACCGCCGAATCGCGCTACATCTAGTCCCCAGATAATCGGTGCGTTAGCAGTTAGCGAGACATCCCTATCAATCGCTGACTTAACCAATCCCATTGGTATTACAGTATCATCATCCGCGGATGGAAACTCGCCCATCACCTCCACGCGCGCGACTGTGGAATCTTCGCCGTACTGCTCAATCATAGTTTGGAAAAGCTTTTGGTCTGTGCCTTCTACAGTTCGCGAGTCTATCTGTTCGTTTTTCCAGAAGGATTGCTTGGAGTTAAAGCTATCGTAGAATGGCCCAGTGTTTCGGCGCGGGTTGGAGAAAGTGAACCAGTACCTATCGCGCGTGGGTTCGGAGAAGAACCCTTCGCTGACTGAGTAGATGGGCGCGGGGATACCCGATGCTTCATCCATGATTAAGCAAACTCCGTAGGAGGAGTGAATACCCGCGAAAGCGTCAGGATTCTCCTCGCTCCATAACTGTGCTTGCGCGTAGTAGTAACCAGTATCTATCTTGAGGTCGTTAATCAGCGCATCTTCAAACCATTGCGCGGGTTTAATCGTGGTGGCAGTCTTAGTAAACCAATGAGAGTTTATAGACAGCGTGAGCCATTTGCCAAGTTCCGCCCATGTTCTTGAGCGGAGCTGTTGTTCGGTGTTAGCGGTAACGATAATGGTTGACCCCAGGCGCGTGGAGAGCATCCATAGAATGATCCATGCGACTAGTGCAGATTTACCAATACCACGACCTGATGCTACGGCTAGTCTAAACATCTCTGGTAAATCTAATACGTTGTTACGCTCAATGTGTATTGCCATTTCTCGCAAAATTTTCTCTTGCCACTTTCTTGGTCCTTTGAAGTCTTCAAGGGGGGTGTCTTTCTGTCCCCATGGGAAGACATACTTAACAAAGTTTACTGGGTTGTCTTTGATTGGTCCTGACCATAGTTCGGTCATGAGTTCTTTTTCTAGTTTTACGCCGTATTTCATATATTAAAAAAAATTAAAAAATTTTAGTTGAGTAGTTATACATATATCACCACCGCCACACAAACAAAGGGGGGGTCAAATGCGATTTCTTGAGAGCTTGCATTAGTTAAAAAGGGAGTTTTAAAAAACTATGCTCGCATCTAACCCCGTTATTCATTCGCGCCCTCGCTTGCGCTGTCGCTCGCTGTCGCGCTTGCTACTGTCTTACGTTTGGGCAGCGCTTGCGCTGGCGCGTGTTCAATGATCCTTTCGCGTGCTTGCGTGAGTACATCACCAAGATTAAGTTGATGATCTACAACGGCTCTGTCGCTCCAATCCTCTGGCGCGCGGTTGCGGAGGTAGAAAGAGATCGCGTTGAAGTTCTTGTCTTCTATTGTTTCCATGAGTTTGCTTGTTACAAATGCCAGGCCTTTGCTCTTTCC